ATATGATTATGATTATCCCTATAATGTTTTGTAGGGTAGTCATTGGTGGTGCTGGCTATTTCTTTAATTTTCTTAAGTGTCTTAAAAAAAATTTGACGGTCTTTTGCACTTTTATGATCTGCATATTTCTCGTAATTGAGATATTCAGTATAATGAAGTCCAAATTTATTTGATAGTAAATACGCTAAATTATTTTTAAAAATATTTTCAGCTATCACACTGTACTTAAAAAATATGCTTTGAATATTTATATTAAAAGCATTGAACACATATAAATACTCAAACGTTACTCCGGGTTTAAAAGTGTCATCTTCACTCATGAAGATATCTTTATAGCCATTAATTAAATCATAATATGAGAACGTTCTTAAAGCACGCTCTGCAAGAGCAGGGTTATCAATAGTCAACTTGTGAACGCTTTTAAGATGTGTTATCTGTTCATCATATTTCTTAAAAGGTTTATCATAGCACATAAAAATCTCCTAAATAAAAGCAAAAGAGCCCTGTTGTATAATCACAACAAGACTCTTTGCTGGATAAGAACTTAATCTGCATCCACTCACTAGGTATGTTGTAATTATAAACTATTTAGTTACATATGTCAATATATGAAAATCTCAGCAATATCACCTTTTTGTATAGGAGATGGTGGAGGAAATCCCAAATCTACGATATTTTCCACATCTACATCTAGTTTATGTATTGTATCAACCGTTTTGGATAGATTGATTTGCGAAATTGAATATATAGGTTTGGTTTCTTTTGTAATTTTTTGACAAAGCGAAAATTTATCGTAAACGGTTGTGATCTCCAACTCATCCTTTATCAAGTCTAGCGTACCTACTTCTTCGTTATCTAAATTATACACACTATCACCTTTAGCAATTATACGAACCTTTTGTCCTACTTCGGCAGAATCAAAAAAACCAAAATCTATGATAATCGTAGTATTATCAATAATACCTATTACTTTAGCTGTTTTCTTTATCATTTTAACCTCACTATTCAACCTTTAAGTTATTATAGTTTCCCTAAAACCTTCCCTAAACACTTTCCATATTCACCGACTAAAACTTCCCTCTAAGCTCTACCACTTTACCTATTATCCTAACAGGTTTACCATCTATTTCATCTTTTTTAAGATATATAGGGTCATAAACTGGATTTAGCGATATAAGAGCTATACCGTCATTATATTTCTGCAACCTTTTACATACAGCGTCATCACCATTGATTGCAGCTATAACAATGTCGCCATTCTCTGCGTCATCTTGCTGGCGTACAATAACTACATCGTTATTCCAAATTCTAGGTGTCATACTATCGCCTTGAATCTTAAGCGCGAAGTATTCGCCATGCTTTGCCATATCCTCTGTAATCTCTTCATAATCAAGGACATCTTCAATCATTTCAATTGGAACTCCTGCGGCAACTCTACCAAGGACAGGGATTTTAACCCCTTTTTTCTTAGGCTCTTCTTTTGCCTCATCCCAGCCCATAAGATATGCAGGTGTAGTATTAAGAGCTTCAGCTACTTTTAATATTTTGTCTCGCTTCATATTAGCAATCATACCATTTTCCCATTTCCTTACAGTACTTTTGCCAACACCTACTTTATTGCCTAACTCTTCCAATGTCATACTATTTTTAGTTCTAAGATAGTATATTTTTTCACCCATATTCATAATTATCACCTCACGAACTAATTATACAATATATGTGTCCTTTTTGCAACATAAAAATTAAATAAAAATAAAAAAGTGTCGCAAAAGACAAAAAAGATGTTGACAAAGACAAAACGATGTGATAATCTATAAGTGTCTTAAACGACACAAATAAATAACACAAGGATTGGAGGGATGAAATTGGATAAGTACAAATTAGAATATGAGATGAAGTCAAGAGGAATCTCTATAGAAATGCTATGCAACGCAGTTAATATAAGTCGTTCAGCATTTTATAGGAAATGTAATGGGCTATCAGAGTTCACTCAGGGTGAAATCCAAAAGATAGTTGATTATTTAGGATTGAGGTCTCCAATGGGAATTTTTTTTGTTGATAAAGTATCCTAAAAGACACAATATATCGAAGAGGATTTACTACACCCAACTACTTACTAGGCTTCACGGAGTAAGCAAAAAGGAGGAGAGTATGAAAAGAAAACCTAAAGAATTAAAAGTAAGGATTTGCCTTGAGAAAGACATGTGTGTTCCTAGCAGGCTAAGAAAGATTGACGAGGTTGTTAAAAAAATAAAAACGCTTGAAAAGAGCGGAGAGTACAGATGTACCCTCCTTGAAATTGAAACTTAACTGAACATTACCCAAGATATCGACTTACCGGGCACAATGGCGGTTGTGTCACCGATAAAGTGATATTGACAATATTCGTTGAAACAAAAGTCTTCAGGCTTAATAGTAATAATCCCTTTGTTGGAATCTGGCGCAGGAAAAGCTTTGATTTCCTTAAGATTTTCAACATAAAGGTCTTTATCACTCTTAAGGTAGATTTCAATAGTCATGGTGTTTACCTCCCTTCTACATAATAAGGACAGTATACCATGCTATGCATAATTTACAAGGCATCCTGACAACAGATAGGAGGAGATATGCCAGTTTTTACAGAAAGAGAAAAGCTAATAATAGGAGCGCTGGAAGGTATTTCACAAAAAGAGTGGGATAGGATAAAGCGGACTGTTGACTTAACTTTAGACAAGAAGAACAGAAATATCATCAGGGAGACAGTTTTTACCATCCCCACTGATGAAGAATTAGAGGCTATGTGGTAACTAATTAGCTATTCAGTTTTTATGGGAAAGTGTAAACGGATTGAAGTAAGCATTAAAGGAGGAGAGATGGAAGAGGCACTAATGGAAGAGGTACTACAGGAGCTAAGGGAAATAAAAGAACTGCTCCGCATTATTGCAAGTAATACGGAGCAGGGCAAGATTGACCTTGATAAGCTCGCAAATGATATAGCTGAAGTTTTTAATGTTCAACTTCAAGAACTTCAGCAAGGACGGAGTAAAGTAAGTCCTTGTCAAACTCAAGCATGACGCGGTAAGTATTTGCAATAAGTTCATTAATTGTTGGGTTTGACGAGTCCTTAACATCAAAAAGTTCTGATATTTTTTCTTTACTACGGTATTCAGCAAGAACTTTTTGATAGCTTAAGTCAAACTTGCTATCAAATTCGCTTTTTGTCATAGGTATTAGCCTCCTTTCATTAAGATAAGGACAGTATACCATGGTGGATGGCAGAAAGTGAACAAGGCACATTGACAACTCAATACAACAGAAGGAGGGAAAACTAAAAGAATGACAGAACTAATTAAAATTGACGTAAACGAAAACCAAGAACCAGTTATAAGCGGTAGAGCATTACATGAGTTTTTAACTAAGATTGCAACTTTTAATGAGTTTTTTGTTGCTGTATCTAAGCTAAAAGTAGAATTGGGCAAAGCGGAATTGAAGATGCTGTCAAACGAACTTGACAATATCATATATTCTGCAAAATTTGGAAACCAAGAAATGGTCTACCTTAAAGATAGTGTTATAGCTGAAAGGACTTTGCCTTGCAAATCCTATAACCAAAGAGAGTTTACGGAAAAAGAAATGCAAAACTATATAGTAAAGAATTTTGTAAAAATTTTTCCTAATTATATTTTTGTAGCCAAAGAGAAAGTAGTACCCAATGTCGGAAGAATTGATATTTTTGCAGTTGAGAAATCAACTAGACGTGCAGTTATTATCGAATTAAAAAAGGGGGCTAAAAACCCTAACACTCAACTACTTGCATATTCACAGCACTTCGATAATCCTGTATTGATTGGCATTACTGAAAATACTACTAGTGAAGTAGATGGGATAAATTACATTTTATTTAGGGAGATATGCAATGAGTAAATTAAGCGTAGTAGTAGAAAAGGTAAATGAAGTATTGGTTACAACAAGTAACCGAGTAGCTGAAGAATTAGGGGTAGAACATAGACATTTACTTGATAAGATTGATGATTATTTAAGTAAATTTCAATCTGCCGAAGTTTCGGCAGGTTTCTATATCCCTAGTGAGTACAAGGATACAAGAAATAGAACATATCGAAATTATCTTATAACCGAAAAAGGAATAGCCCAACTTGTTGGTGGTTATAGTGCGGCAGTTCCTAAAGCCTTTGAATTGAACGTAGCCTACATCAATGAGTTTGAGCGAATGAAGAATGCCCTCACAGGTGGGAGAGTTCCAACAAGCTACAAAGATTTTCTCCTTCTTGCTCTTGAACAGGAAGAGAAAATGGAAGCATTAAGGCTTGAAAACAAAGTACAGGAACAGCAGATAACAGAGCTAAAACCAAAGGCAAGCTATTATGATTTGGTTCTCCAGTGTAAAGACCTATTGAGTATGACGGAGATAGCCAAGGATTATGGAATGAGTGCCAAGGGTATGAATAAGCTGTTACATGACTTAGGAGTCCAGTACAAGCAATCAGGCATTTGGTTCTTATATTCAAAGTACCAAAGTAATGGCTATACGCAGACAAAAACGCAAAACTATAGCAAGCCTGACGGCTCACAGGGCGTTACTACACATACATACTGGACACAAAAGGGTAGATTATTCCTTTATGAGCTACTAAAAGCTAATGAGATATTGCCAATGATAGAGATTGAAGCAGCGTAAATATAAAAGAATAGGAGGACAAAGCGATGTGTATGATATGTAGACATATACCTTGTGATTCAAGATGCCCTAACAGTACGGATAAACGCGAAGCCGTTACTATATGCAGGTTCTGTAAAGCCATACTGTATAAAGGCGACCGATATCTGTCAGCCCCTAAAGGCTGTATATGTGAGGATTGCCTAGAGGCGTTCACAACATCGGAATGGCTGGAAGCGTTCAATAAAGAATTAGAGGAGGTATAACAATGGAGGAGCGTATAACTGTAGAGATGACGGAGGCATGCCTTGAAACATTGATACTATCATTGAAAGTTAATGAGAAGTATGCGAAGAAAAGGTTGATTTATATGGCTGATAAAGCACTTAATTCAAAAGATAAAGCTGAACAGGCTGAGTGTTGGAAGGAAGTAGATTTTATGCAGGAAGTCATATCCGAAATGCAAGAGACTATTGGATTTTTAAGGAAGTATATCCCTAAGAAAAGCAAGAAAATTAAATGTAATTTGATATTAAGAAGGAGGAAATGCGATGGAGTGCCAAAGAGTGAATAACAAAGAGGCTGCCAAGCTCTTAGGTATGAGCGTTGCAAGAATGCAAGCTCTTATGGATAGAAAGTTAATTGATATAGGCGTAGTTATTCAGCCGATGCCAGGATATAAAAAACGGAGCTATCAGGTGTATCGTAGTAAGCTCAATAAATGGCTTGGGCTTGAGGACGAAAAAAAGCAGGTTGCCGACTAAAACAACCTGCAAAGGATAAAAACAATAAAAATTACAAGGATATAATAACACATTTAGGAGGATAAAACAATGACAATTAATGAATTACAGGATATCAACTGGGAAACCGTCACAGTGGATGACTTAACCAAGGCACACGACTTAAAGGGAATGTCCTTTGAAGTGGATAATGGCAGGATTTCAAGGGTGTTTATGAATGAGGAGGAGCTTGAATGATGACAGTCTATATCAGCGGAGCTATAACCGATGCGCCCGACTTCAAGGATAGATTCAAAGAGGCAGAAAAGCATTTGAGAGAATTAGGTTTCAATGTAATCAATCCAGCAGGATTACAAGACAATGTGACGGTCGGTGATTTTACGCATTCAGACTACATGAACATATGCGTAGCCTTGCTGGAGCTGTCAGATTGCGTCTACTTCCTTGATAACTGGGAGAGCTCCGGAGGAGCAACGGCAGAATTTCAACACGCTCAAATGCTTGGGATTACAACTATAACACAAGACCTTGAGCGAATAATGGAGGAGCAGATATGGGAGAAATGCAGATAAGGGTTGATAAAGCCTGTGTAGATAAAGAGTTAGGCTTTGAATTGCCTGATTTCGTCTACGAAGAGGCAAAGCAATATGCAATGCTTAAGCAGCATATGCTTGCCAATATGGGCTATGAGTATGTTGAAAGCCCTTACTACACAATTAAACTGATAGCACAGTACGCAAGGCAGATATTTGATACTGAGCTTTATAAAAAACTATTGGAGGGATAAAAACAATGAAAATTACAAAAATCAAGATTAAAAACCTATTCGGAATCAAAGAGTATGAGGCAGACGGAAGCAATAAAGAGCTTTCAGGAAAGAACGGAACAGGCAAGACCTCCGTTATAGATGCCATCAGATACGCTTTAACTAACAAATCCGATAGGCAGTACATAGTCAGAAATGGGGAATCAGAAGGCGAAATCATCATTGAAACCGATACAGGGCTTTTACTTGACAGAAAAGCAAGAATCGGAATGGCTGATTATAAGTCCATAAAACAAAACGGCGTGCCTGTTGGCAGCCCTGAAAGCTTCTTAAAGGACATAGTAACGACCTTGCAGCTTTCCCCTGTAGATTTTATGAATCTTGATACTAAAAAGCAGAATTCAATGCTTCTTGACCTTATCCAGTATGAATGGGATATGAATACAATCCGTGAGTGGTTCGGAGAGATTCCAACAGGGATAAATTACGAACAGAACATCTTGGCCGTGCTCAATGATATTCAGGCAGAGAACGGCGATTACTATATGACAAGGCAGGACATTAACAGAGAGGCAAGAGCTAAGAAGTCGGTAATCGAAGAGATAGCTAACGAGATACCTGTTGAATATAACCTTGAATACTGGAAGAGTATCAACCTTGGAGAGTTATATACAAAGGTTGAGAAGATAAGAAAAGCTAACAGTGAGATAGAAAAAGCTAAGATACTGGTTGAGGGGCAGGCCAATAAACTTAGGAGTTTTGAAGCCGACCGAGAGATTAAGTTGGCAAGCCTTGACAGGGAAATGGCAGCCGAGAGCAATAACATAGATTCAGAGCTTGCAAGGCTAAAAGAAAGAATCATAGCCCTTGAGAAGGAAAAAGAGAGCCTTAACACAAAGAAGGCTGATAGGGCAAGGCTTATAGAAAGCGAATTTGAAAAGGAAAAGGCGCAGTATATAAGCAATATAGCAACCTATGCAGAACTTGCAGATAAAGAGATAATGCCAATTGACAGCCTTGCGGAAGAGGCTGAGACGGCTGAAAGAATGAAGTCATATATCAATGAGTATGAAAGAATGATAGGGCTACAGGAAGAGCTTGAAGCCCTCAATGAGAAATCAAGGAAACTAACCGAGAAGATAGAGCTTGCAAGAAACCTACCAGCGGTAATCCTTGAAAAGGCTGAGCTTCCAATAGCTAATCTAACAGTTAAAGACGGCATACCGCTTATAAACGGACTGCCTATCAGTAACCTGTCAGAGGGAGAAAAGCTAGACCTTTGCATTGATATAGCAATTAGTAAGCCAAACGGACTGCAAATCATCCTTATAGATGGAATTGAGAAGCTCGCAACCGAAATGAGAGAAAACCTTTATAAGAAGTGCAAAGAAAAAGGTTTGCAGTTTATCGCAACAAGAACCACAGATGATAACGAATTAACAGTTATTGAAGTTTAACAGATAAAGAAAAGAGGATAAAACAATGGATAAACAAGCATTAAGCGTTATATATACGAATCTTGATTCAGCATTACAAAGACAGGTTTCAGCTCTTCCGGATAAATTCAATAAACAGAGATTCCTACAAAACTGTATGACCGTCTTACAGGACGGCAAGACAGACTTTTCCAAATGTGAAGCTGGCACAGTAGTTAGAACTCTACTGAAGGGTGCATTCTTGGGGTTAGACTTCTTTAATGGAGAGTGCTATGCAATACCTTATGGTAATCAGTGTAACTTCCAGACTGATTACAAAGGCGAAATCAAAGTAAGCAAGAGATATTCAAGTAAGCCTATAAACGAGCTATACGCAAAACTTGTGTATGAAGGGGATAAGCTTGAAATAGGGATAGTTGATGGCTCTCAAAAAGTCAATCTTATTCCAACCGCTTTTAATAAGGGTAAACTTTTAGGTGTCGTTGCAATATGTAAATATACAGATGGTTCACAACTTTATGAAACTATGAGCATTGAGGAAGTTGAGCAAACAAGGAATGCCTACTCAAAAGCCCCTAACTCTAAAGCGTGGAAGGAAAGTTTTGGAGAAATGGCAAAGAAAACAGTTCTGAGAAGGCTTTGCAAGATGATAGACCTAAATTTTGATACAGCTGAGGCTAATCAGGCTTACTTGGAGGGAGCGGACAGCAATTTGACGGATAGACCGCAGAAAGAAAAGACAGAAGCACATGATGTGTACGCAAAACGCAATGTAGTTGCAGATGGAGAATATAAAGAGGTTGCAGAAGAACAGGAACAGACTATAGGAGGAGTGGAAGAAGATGGACAGATTACAATTAACCAGTGATAACTATTACAGCAAAGAAGCTAATATGGCTTATGTGTCAGTTTCGCAGTACAAGGATTTCTGCGGAACTATAGGAAGGCAGGGTTGCGAACATGCAGCCCTTGCCAAAGTAAAAGGCGAGCTTGAGAATCCTATAACCACCCCTTTATTGGTTGGGAGCTATGTAGATGCCTACTTTGAGGGTACACTTCCGCAGTTCTCGGCTTCACATCCTGAAATTTATTCAAGTCGAGGCAAGACCGCAGGAGAGCTAAAATCAGAGTTCAAGCAAGCCTCTGTAATGATAGATAGAGCCGAAAAAGAGCCACTCTTTATGAAGTATATGGAAGGCGATAAACAGCTTATTATGACAGGGGAAATCGAAGGCGTGCCGATCAAGTGCAAATATGACAGCGTAGACGGTCATAGGATAACCGACCTAAAGACCGTTAAGAGCATCGGAGATAACTTTTACATCAAAGACTACGGCTATAGGGTTTCATTTGTAGAGAATTGGGGATATGACATCCAGGCTGCCGTATACAGGGAAATCTACAGACAGAACACAGGCGACTTGTTGCCGTTCTATATATGCGCTATCAGCAAGGATAAGACCGACACAGTGGCACATCCAAGGGTTGCGGTAATTGAGATACCTGAATCAATGATGAATGAAAGACTTGAAGAGTTTAAGCGCAACATAACAAGAATTCAGGACATCAAGACAGGAGTAGCAGAGCCCATACATTGCGGACATTGTGATTACTGCGCGGATACTCTTCCACTGTCAAGAGTTATATCAGTTGATGAGCTTGTGGGAGATTTCTTTTAAGAGGCTGCAAGGGGGTATAGATGAAAGAATACAGCTTTGTAATTGAAGGGGTACATTTCAAAAGCAACCGCACTTTCCCAGCTCTAAACGACTTCATCGGAGCTATGAACCGCAACCGCTTTGTAGGTGCACAAATGAAAAAGAAGTATGAACGGATAGCCAACGAGGCAATCAGAGCCCAGCTAAAAGGCATCAAGATAGATAAGAAGGTATTTATCGAATATACCTATTATGAGGCGGATAAGAGGCGCGACAAGTCAAATATAAACGCTTTCGCCGTAAAGGTTATAGAGGATGCCTTGCAGGATTGTAAAGTGCTAAAGAATGATGGTTGGGATAATATCGCAGGGTATAGCCAGTATTTCAAAATTGATAAGAAGAATCCAAGGATAGAAGTGCTAATAAAGGAGGTAAAGAAAGATGATTGATATTAAGGAGCGTGATTCATTTGTGTTCAACAAGATTTTGATGGAGCTTACTGATAACCTTCCACCTGACCTGTACAAACCAGCAATTCAGATATTTCTAAATTACGGATTTAATAAAGAGGTTGAAGTACATACTCCGCTTGAAAAAGCGTTTTTAAACCTTGCTAAAAGCGTAATAGATGATGATAACAAGGAGTAGATATGGCAGATAAAAAATACTACTGGTTGAAATTGCCAGCCGACTTTTTTTCAAAGCCTTCACTAATGCTTTTAACAAGCAAAGGGGCAGACCATATAAATGTATATATGCGCCTATTAACTATGGCAATAAATACAGATTGCAGGCTTATGTATACAGAGGATACCCCTTATACAGTTGAAATGTTGTCAATGATGTTAGGCTATCAAGAAGAGGCAATGCAAGAGATTATTGATAACCTTATGCAGTTTAAGCTGTTAGAGGTGTTAGAAGATGGGAGTTACTACCTTGTAGAATTATCTGACATGATAGGAAGTGAATCAACATCCGCAGAAAGACAGAGAAAAAGCCGCCAGGAGCGTGACAAGAGTGTGACAGGTGACAATGGAGAGCGTGACAGCGGTGTGACATCTTGTGACACGAGTGTGACAAGTTGTGACAAGGCTGTGACATCTTGTGACATTCCTGCACAATGTCACATAGAGAATAGAGATATAGAGATAGAGAATAGAGATTTAAAAGATAATATATATTGTCGAGCAGGCTCGACCGTATGCGTTGAATCCGATGCTGAATCTGTTCAGGCTGAAAAGCCTAAAAAGGCAAAGGAAAACAAAGCCGATAAAGAGGCGACCGAGGTTATAGGTCACCTCAACATAAAGACAGGCTCAAGCTACAGAGCCACCACAGAGGCTAATATAAAGCCTATAAGGGCAAGGCTTAATGATGGGTTTAGCGTAGAGGACTGCAAGAAGGTTATTGACACTAAAGCAGGGCAATGGCTGAATAACCCTGATATGGTTAAGTATCTGCGCCCTGCAACCTTATTCAGCCCCTCAAAGTTTGAGGGCTACTTGAACGAATGCAGGGGCAAGCCCTCAATCCGTGGAGATAGTCCGCCCATTTCAGAACAGGCAGCCTTTAACCAGTCAATTTCGGATGCGATACAAAGGCAGATGCTGGAGCCAGTGGAGAATCCTGTCACGGATGAAATGCTTGACGAATTAGGCATTAAATAGCCCGGTTAGGCAGAAGGAGGATGAATGGAGCAAATAAACAGTGAATCCACAGTATGCCCTAAGTGTGGCGGTTCTATGTGGATAACTTGGGTTGATGAACAGGGTTGCGACATGGCTAGGCGGTGCGATTGCTTTGAGCCTACAATGGCAAAACGCAGGATTGCCCGAAGCGGTATAAGCGAGCCATTCAGGGCTAAAGGCTTTAAGAACTTTGACACTAGGGGCATAGCCCAGCTTGAAAAGGCATATACAATCTGCGTTGATTACTGCAAGAATTATCAGGACTTCAAAGAATCAAGGCATAATTCAATCTTGTTGCTTGGGCAAGTAGGATGTGGCAAAACCCATCTTGCGCTAGCTTCAGCCAATGCCCTTTTGGATTACCAAAAAATCAGGGTTGTTTATATGCCTTACAGGGAAATGATTACAAGGCTCAAGCAGAATATCACAGATGAAGATAGCTATACAAGGACTATTGATACATTCAAAACTGCGCCTATGCTTGTCATTGATGACCTCTTAAAGGGCAAGACCACAGAGAGCGATATAAATATCCTCTTCGAGATAGTCAACTACAGGTATGTATGCAATCTACCTGTGATTGTAACCAGTGAAAAGACTACAGGCGAATTACTGGACTTTGATAGTGCGATAGGCTCTAGGCTAGTTGAAATGGCAGAGGGCAGGATAATAGAGTTTAAGGGTAATGAATTAAATTATAGATTGCGAGGGATAAAGAAGGATGAAGCAGATAAAAACTGAAATTTACAACGATAATTTTCAAAATTTCAAGCGTTATGGCATACAGAAAGCCCAGCTTGTAATAGCTGATATACCGTACAATGTGGGTACGAATTTCTACGGTTCCAACCCTATGTGGTACAAGGGAGGAGACAACAAAAACGGAGAGAGCAAGCTCGCAGGGAAGGCAGCATTTAACACGGATTTCAACTTCAACATAGCCGAATACTTCCATTTTTGCAACAGGCTCTTGAAGAAAGAACCTAAGCAGGCAGGAGGAAGGGGCAGGAGTTCGGATGCCCCATGCATGATTGTCTTTTGTGCCTTTGAACAGTTACAGCTTGTAATCCAATATGCTAAAAAGCACGGATTCAAGAATTACATCCCTCTTACTTTCATCAAGAACTTTTCCCCACAGGTGCTAAAGGCTAATATGCGAGTGGTAGGAGCTACAGAGTATGCGCTTGTACTCTACAGGGATAAGCTCCCAAAGTTCAGAAATGGGCTACAGGTAGATGAGAATGGGAAGAATATTCAAGGTACTGGCCGAATGGTATTCAATTGGTTCAACTGGGAAAAAGACGGCAAGGATATCCCGAAGATACATCCAGCGCAAAAGCCTGTTGCAGTGCTTAAAAAGCTAATCGAGACCTTTACGGATGAAGGGGATATAGTAATAGACCCTTGTTGTGGCAGTGGTTCAAGCCTGAGGGCTGCAAGGGAATTAAACCGCAATTCTTACGGCTTTGAAATTAGCAAAGAGTTCTACAGGAAGGCAAAGGATGAAATGCTTAAGCCTGAAAAGAAAGACGAGCAGATGAGCATTGATGATTTAATGGCAGATAAGGCAGTTTAGGAGGGAGAAAGTGGGATTAAAAGTATTAAGCCTGTTCGATGGTATAAGCTGCGGTAAGGTTGCGCTTGAAAGAGCAGGGATATCGGTTGATAAATATTATGCAAGTGAAATTGATAAATTTGCACTGGCGGTTAGTAAAGCAAGGCATGATGACATTATTCAACTTGGAGACATTACAACCTGGCAGAGCTGGGATATAGACTTAGGCAGTATAGACTTGTTGATAGGCGGTAGCCCATGCCAAGGATTCAGTATAGCCGGAAAACAGTTAAATTTTGCTGACCCAAGAAGTAAGCTCTTATTTGAATATATTGGAATACTAAATGCTATCAAGGCAAAGAACCCCAATGTACTATTTTTGCTTGAAAATGTTCCAATGAAAGATGAGTACAAAAATGCCATATCAAACTGCGTAGGCACAGAGCCAATAGTTATAGATTCTGCTCTTCTTTCAGCACAGAGAAGAAAAAGGATTTATTGGACCAACATTCAAGGGGTTAGTCAACCAAAGGATAAAGGCATAATGCTTAAGGATATAGTACATGAATACGCCGATATGGATAAGGCTGTGTCTGATGGTTGGTGCAATTGGTTTACTCAAAGGGCTGAGTTTCTAATTCAAAAATCGTATGTAACTATTAGCCCCAAAAAGGCGGCTACAATGACGGCACGGCAATTTGAAAGCTGGAATGGGAACTTTGTGTTTGAATGGCTTGAAAAATATATAGTGCCATTTGATAAAACATTGAAAATACTAGATAAAGAAGTTGAAAGAGGTAAGATTGGTTATTTCAACAAAGACAGCCAGGGCAATAGGGTATATTACATCCACGATAAGGCAGTTACTCTTTGTGGAGAGGCGGGGGGTGGAGCTGCCAAAATGGGGCAGTATCTTTTTGGTTGCATCACCCCTAACAGAATAGAAAAAAGACAGAATGGACAAAGATTTAATGACGGAATTAAATTTTATACCCTTACTGCACAAGATGAACATGGAGTGCTCATTGAGGGATATATTAGAAAGTTGACACCCATTGAGTGTGAACGATTACAGACCTTGCCGGATAACTATACCTTGGCAGAAATAAATGGGAAGAAGATAATTGATAACAAGCGTTATAAAATGCTTGGCAATGGGTGGACTGTAGATGTCATCGCCCACATTTTAAGCTTTATAAAGCGGAAAAGAGGATAGAATGCAGAAAAAAATAAAAGAGATTAAGCCAGGAGAGGTCTTTACATTTGGTGGGTATGAGTGGATAAAGCTAGAAGATGGGTTATCCATAACAAAAGATATCGTTACCGAAAAAGAATTTGATTCAGATTGTAATAACAGTTATACGACAAGCAAGGTTAAGTGCTATTTAACGGATGCCTTCACAGATTACCTTTGCGAGGATGGGGCGGATATTTCGAGTTTTGACTTTTTCCCACTTGATTTAACCGCTGATGACGGCACGAAAGAATACGCGCCTTACAAGGTGATTATAGGACTGCTAACCGCAGACCTATATCGCAAAAACAGGCATTTGCTAGAGCCTATTGGTGATAGTTGGTGGTTGGCAACGCCTAAGTCTTATAAGCCTAAGAATAATGATACTGTAATGTATGTGGATGAGGATGGTGTATTAAAAGATGAATTCGTATGGATTCAAGGGCATGGTGTCCGTCCTATTTGTAAATTGGCAGAGGATACACCTGTTGATGTACCCGATGAAAAGCCAGCAGAGGATACCGAGGCAGAGACAGAGGATATAACGGAACTTATAAAGAAGTGGGCTATAGACCGAAACGTTGTATCAGGAGACCCAAAGGCTCAGATGGTAAAGCTGCTTGAAGAAGCAGGGGAACTTGCGGAAGGTATTAACAAGAATAAACAGGACTTAATAATTGATAGCATAGGTGATGTGTATGTAGTCCTTGTAATCCTCTGTATGCAGTTAGGGCTAGACATAAACGACTGTATCAAGGCAGCATACGAGGAAATTAAAGACAGAAAAGGCAAATTAGTGAATGGGCTATTTGTAAAAGAGGAGGACTTGTAATGGACAAATTACCAAACGATGTAATTGATATTGTTGAAAAGTATAGGAGGTATGAACTCCTCCCACACAAAGAAAAGGATTATTTAACAGAACAGATTAACAAAGCATACCATGCATTCTTTAGAGACATACATGCTAGCACTATGCGGATAGTAGATGAACCTGTGGGAGAACCTCAAGGAAAAGGGCAATACTGCGAAAAAGAGTGCTTAGGCTGGGGCTGTTATGTAGGAACACATTATTTTCCAATCGAAAACGGTAAGTATTTGGCGATAGAATTTTCTTGATGAAGGGAGGCACACAATGCAATCTAAAAACGTAGAACACATTGATGTAAAAGCATTCGTTAAGGCTTGGGCAGATAGTTGGCACCTTGAAATTACAGACCCAAAGGAGCGAATAGCTAAATTCAAAGAGGAGTTTGAAGCACTGGTTCAAAGAACTAAACAAGATTGCAGAGGAGGAAATATGGCGGATAAAATCAAAGAAAAAGCTAATAAAATGAGGTCGATGTCAGACAAGGAGCTAGTAGCCTATGTTGAGAACAGAGTGGAAAAGGCTAGAAGTGAGGGGTTCAATAAGGGCTATAATCTAAGGAAGATAGATGTAAACAACCTTACTGACTTTATTATTGAAATGGAGAACTACATAAATGATATAAGCACATCTATAAAACATAGCTATTTTGATGATTTGCACGAATATCTTAACGGTCTTCACAACCTCACAGCAAAGCTATACAGGAGGGATATATGATAGGAGACGGACAAAGTACAATAAGTGACAGCACCTTGATGAATCTACCCAAGAGGGAGCTTGTAGATATAATCAGGCTGTTAGAAAAGAACTGCAAGGTATACCTTAACAACCTTAATACCTATAGCAGTATAGTGAAGGAGCTTACAGAGGCAAAAGAGGATTTAATAGAAGTTGGAGGGATTAGAAGTAATGGTAAAAATCAAAATTGATTATAGTGCTCTTAGTGACGACATAGAGCTACAAGTAAATACACAGGGTTATACCTTGGGGAATCATGCCGATACTGTGCAAAATATAGCAGATGCAATAAATATGTGCTATCTACACAGCGTAATTACAAATGGAGAGTGCAGAAGAGCAAGGGAAAGACTGCATGTAATACTAATAAATAATATTAAGAAAAAGGAGACTTAAAACATGAATAAAGCAATTTTAATGGGCAGGCTTACAAGAGACCCGGAGGTAAGATATTCGCAATCCGATAGCTCTATGGCTATAGCAAGGTTCTCGCTTGCAGTAGACAGAAGATACAAGAAGCAGGGGGATACGGTTACCGCCGACTTCTTTAACTGCACAGCCTTTGGCAAGCAGGGCGAATTTGTCGAGAAGTATCTGAAAAAGGGTACAAAGATAGTAGTTACTGGACGCATTCAGAATGATAACTACACCAATAAAGAAGGTCAGAAGGTCTACAGTGTACAGATTATGGTGGAAGAAATAGAGTTCGCAGAAAGCAAGGCAAGCTCACAGAGTAATGCAGGAAATGGCAATGCGGGCAATGATGGAGGAGCACAGCCACAAATGGGAGCGCCTGATGCCGATGGGTTTATGAATATACCTGATGGCATAGGTAGCGAGCTACCATTTAACTAGAACCATATATCACAGGCTTGTTTACCCATGAGTTTAAAAGCTAATCAAGAGTTAAGCAGGCCTGTATAAAGAGGTAGAAGCATGATAACAAAAAGCAGTGAGATACATAACACTGATGGGCTGATATATGCCATTATCAAATGCGCAGTGGATGATTACAAAACCGAATTAAGGGGAAGGGTAAGATTCCAGGGCAAGGGGCTTTATGTAAACAGCTCTACAGAAAGCTTCTTTAGGTCTGAATATTTCGATTACCTTATTTCGCACACAGAACTAAATGGAGTGCGGGGAGAGGATATAGTTGAGGCATTAAAAGAGAAAGAGGCAAAGAGGAAAGCTAAAAGGAAATTTTAACCACAGCAAAGGAAGGTGATGCCAATGTGGGCAAAACGATATTTGCAGGAAATTCAAAGAATGGAGGAGCTAATTAACCAACGATTGGAGGAGCTATCTAGCCTTAAAGCTATGTATGGGCTAAGAGGTTGTAACCTGTCTGAGAAAGTACAATCAAGCCAGCGCGGGGATGGGTTAGAAAGTAGCGTTATAAAAATAATAGAGCTTGAGAAAGAAGTTAAAGAGCTTATTGATGGATTCATAATGAAAAAGAATCAGGCAAAAAAAGAGTTAACTTCCTTGAGCAATAAAGAATATACTGAGCTTCTATATATGCGATATATACGGTATCTGACTATCAAAGAGATGGCTAGGGAACTACAGAATTCTGAAAATGCAGTAAAGTGTAAACTTAAAAGAGCAGAGCGGTGTTTTGAAGGCACAATATGTAGAATATAAGCTTGACTGCGACCCCTGAATGTAGTAAAATCAGTATAGTGAGAGGTGTAAGGAAATGACTTTAGAGGTAATAGATGAAAATTATTTGAATCTTGGAATAATATTTGGGCTCGATGACCGAGGCAAAAAATTCTATAAGATACCTTGCTCAAATTGCGGAAGACTGATAGGCAGGCATGCTCTTAGCCTAAAACGCGCATATATGTGTGAGTATTGCAAAACGGCTAAGAAAAGGAAATGCCAAGCAGTTGAGAAAGAATTGACAGAAAGAATATTTGACGAGATATCTATACAGACTAAGGCTGAAATGAAATTTGACAAAGCAGTACAAAAAATGTTTGAGAAAAGAGACGACAAAGAGAAGTACAGCCGTGCCATAAGCCTTGCCAAAACAAGATGCGAGCGTTACGGGAGTATACCCGAGATTTTCGTAGCAATAGAGCTCCTGCATCAAGGTCATAAAATTATACCTCAGCAGAAAGTGGCAAAATATAGATTGGATTTTGTCATACCAGATAAAAAGGTTGTAATCGAAGTAGATGGGGTAATATTCCATAGTGACAAAGCTAAGGAGGCTGAAAAAGATTTTGTAGTTAAAAATAACCTAGGAGCAGGATGGAGAATTTTACACATTCCGGCAGATTACATTACTAAAGATATGCTGAAAGTAGCAAAATACTTTAGAAAAGTTTTGAAATAATTACTATTTGGGCATAAACGGCTGTAGGTTTTTCTATAGCCGTTTTTGTTATAACATCAAGAACCGAGTTTCCTCCTTCTCGGTTCTTTTTGTTTTAAATCTCAACAACAGGCATTAGCTGGAAAGGAGAGTAAATGCTAAACGAAAAACAAAAAAGATTTGTTAGTGAATACATTATAGACCTTAACGCGAAGCAGGCAGCAATCCGCGCAGGCTACTCTCCTAAAGGGGCAGAGCCACAAGCATCAAGACTGCTAAGCAATGCTAAGATTCAAGTTGAAATTGCCAAAGCCATGGAGGACAGGGGAAAGCGAACAGGCATTACACAAGACAGGGTACTGGCGGAGCTTTCAGCCATAGCATTTGCTAAGGCAACAGACTATGTAGAGGTAGACGATGATGGAAGTGTAAAGATAAAGCCTACGGCGGAGCTAACAGAGGAACAGAAGAAGGCTATAGCCTCTATAAAGGAAGGGGCAAATGGCATCGAGATTAAGCTAACCGATAAGACTAAGGCACTTGAGATGCTGTCAAGGCATTTAGGATTGTTTAACGACAAACTTAATGTAAATGTTGAAGCTATCGAGATTATCGATGATATAGGCGAGTTGGAGAGTGATGGGGGTTGAAACTATCACTTAAAGAATTAGTAGGCAAAGGCTACAACGACTTTTGGAACTGCAAGAAGCGTTATAGAGTATGTAAGGGAAGCCGAGGCTCTAAGAAATCTAAAACCACAGCACTAGAGATGATTTTTAGGCTGATAAAATACCCCTTATCAAATGGGCTAGTAGTACGGAGGTACAAGGACACGCTACGCAATAGCGTATTTAGTGATTTGAACTGGGCAATACATAAGTTTGGGCTTGATGATTACTTTGAGAGCACTGTATCACCTATGCAGATTGTTAGGAAGTCCACAGGCCAAAAGATATTATTCCGTGGGCTTGATGATGGTCAAAAGGTCACATCTATATCGGTTGATAAAGGTGTACTATGTTGGGTATGGATTGAGGAGGCCTTCGAGATAACCAACGAAGCTGATTTTGACAAGCTCGACATGTCTATACGTGGCGAAGTGCCCAAGGGATATTTTAAGCAGATTACGATCACATTTAACCCTTGGAGTGCTACAAGCTGGCTTAAAGCAAGATTTTTTGATGTAACGGATGATGATATTTTTACCAAAACAACCACTTGGGAGTGTAACGAGTGGCTAGATGCCTCAGACCGCAATCTTTTTTTGAAGATGAAGGTAAACAACCCGCGCAGATACAGGATTGAAGGCGATGGCGAGTGGGGTATTGCAGAGGGCTTAATATATGATAAGGTCAGATTTGAAGCATTTGACATAGACAAGATTAGAGCTATCAATGGAATCAAGGCAGCCTTCGGGCTGGACTTTGGATTTACCGACCCTAACGCCTTCGTGTGTATGCTGATTGATAATACAGCTAAGAAGATATATGTATTCGATGAGTGGTATAAGACTGGAGTAACTAACAAGATTATAGCACAGGCGATAAAAGATAAAGGCTACGGCGGTCAAAGGATTATATGCGATAGTGCAGAACCTAAGTCAATAGCAGAATTGCAGGAAGAGGGTATAAACGCAGAAGCATCAAGGAAGGGTAAAGACAGCGTTAACCACGGCATACAGCTTATACAGAATTATGAGATTGTAGTGCACGATGTAAATTGCCCTGAATTTAAGGGCGAAATACTTAACTATTGTTGGCTAAAGGATAAGAACGGAAAGCCGACCGATAAGCCCGACCATGACTTCTCACACGGAATGGATGCGATGAGATACGGAGCTTCTAAGGCATTAGTTGCTGATACATTCAGTTTTGATTAAAAGAGGTGTTAAATGTTTGATTTTGGAATGGAAACAAGGCGCATAAATGAGATTATCAATATAGGCGCATTAAGTAAAATAAGCGACATCGAATTCTTAGAGAAAGAGCTGTCAAAGTTCTTAAGCTCTAAAGAGCGCAAGTTGATGATAACAGGTGAGCGCTATTTTAACTATGAGCATGACATATTAGGCAAGCGCAGGATGGTTATAGGAGAGAATGGCAACCTAATAGAGGATACTAAGCTCCCTAACAATAAATACATTGATAACCGTTACGCTGAAATGGTACAGCAGAAGGTAAGCTACTTGCTCGCAAAGCCTATAACCTTTAATACAGATAATGACGCTTATGCTAAGTTGTTAAGAGAGGTATTTAATAAGCGTTTTATGCGCCTTATCAAGAATATAGGGCGTGACAGTTACAACGGTGGTATAAGCTGGCTGTATCCTTACTACGATGAACAGGGCAGCTTCAAGATGAAGAGATTTAAGCCTTATGAGGTTTTACCTTTTTGGAAGGACGAAACCGAAGAGGAGCTTGATTTTGCCCTTAGAGTGTATGACATTCCTACATACGAGGGAGAGAGGGAGACAATCACCACTTTTGTGGAACTTTACGCAAAGGAAGGCATTTACAAGTTTAGGTACATAAATGGCAGGCTTATAAAAGACTATCAGACCTATTACTTTGAGATGCCACAACTCGATGGGGATATGATGCCGTACAACTGGGAGAAAGTACCGCTTATCCCTTTTAGGAGCAATGGGGCTAGTATTCCTCTTATTAAAAAATGTAAGAGCTTGCAGGATGGTGTCAATCAGATAATATCCAGTTTTGCTGATGGGATGGAAGAGAACGCAAGCGGTAATACTATATTGATTATCAAGAACTACGATGGGCAGGACTTGGGTACATTCAGACAGAATCTTGCAGCATATAAGGCGGTAAAGGTTAGGACGGTAGACGGCGCAGATGGTGGCATAGAAAAACTTGAAATAGAGGTAAATGCAGAGAATTACAAGGCAATACTTGCAGAGCTTAGAAAAGCGGTTGTACTTAACTGTAAGGGCTATGACATCGAGGAGCTTAAGAGTTCGGGCTCTCCGAATGAAATGTCGATTAAGGCGGTATATTCCAACATTGACCTTGACGCAAACGAAATGGAGACAGAATATCAGGCAGCATTTGAAGATTTGCTATGGTTCATAAATGCATATTTTGCTCAGACCAACAAGGGCAACTTTGAGGGTGAGGCGGTTGAGATTATCTTTAACAGGGATATGATGGTAAACGAATCACAGGTAATAGCGGATATAAACAATAGTGTTGGTTTACTCAGCCAAAAGACCTGTGTAGCTATGCACCCTTATACTTCAAACGTTGAGGAAGAGCTCAAGCAGATAGAGCTTGAAAAGCAGGCATCAACCGAGGACTATGAGAACGCCTTTACTCCAACCGCAGGAGATGGAGAAAATGAAGAGTAAAGAATACTGGCAAAAACGTTATATGCTCATTGAGGGCTTAAATAACACGCAGGGTATAAATGTTAAGGCTGACATTGATAAGGCTTTCAGAATGGCAGAAAACGGCATTCAGAGCGAAATAGAAAAGTGGTATTCGCGTATAGCTGACAATAACGGAGTTTCAATCTCAAAGGCAAGGCAGATGCTCACTAATCGAGAGCTTGAAGAGTTCAAATGGGATTTAGCCGACTATATCAAGCACGGCGAAGAGAACAATATAAACGGTAAGTGGATAAAAGAGCTTGAAAACGCTTCGGGCAGATGGCACATAAACAGGCTTGAAGCCTTAAAACTCCGAGTACAGCAAAAGGCAGAAGAGGCATTCGGCAATGAAGTAGATTCAATTGATAACTTTGCAAGGGATGCCTATATGCGCGGTTATTACCGTACAGCCTACGAGATTCAAAAAGGGTTAGGGCTTGGCTGGAATGTTGGCGTACTGGATAATTCTGCCATTGATGAAATCATTAAAAAGCCTTGGTGTCCTGATGGTAAGAACTTCTCAAGCCGTATATGGACGCGCAAATCACAGATGGTTGATGAACTCCACAGGGAGCTTCTAAGAACTACGCTTTTAGGTGAGCATCCAACCAAGGCAATAGATAGAATGCTTAAGTATGTTGATAATTCATTCGGTAATGCAAAGCATGCGGCTGGAAGGCTGGCAATGACAGAGGCGGCGTATTTCGGCAGCAAAGGACAGCAAGACAGCTTTAACATGCTAGGTGTGGAAGAATACGAAATAGTGGCAACCCTTGATAATTCTACATCAAAAATATGCAGGGAGATGGACGGCAAGCATTTCCCTATGAGTGAATACAAGGCAGGAGTGACAGCTCCTCCATTTCATCCGTATTGCAGGACTTGCACCTGCCCATATTTCGATGATGAGTTTACAGAAAAAGATATCAGGTCGGCAAGAAACAAAGAAGGCGAGTTTTATCACGTGCCTGCTGATATGAAGTATGAGGAGTGGAAAAAGAAATATGTTGTGGAAAATTCTGCAAAAAGTGGTATAATAAAAGACAACAAGAATACTTCTAATAATTTTAAGACAAGAAGCAATAAATATGTGGTTGATAAAATTGCAAAGGGTGAATATGGGACAACGATTAATCCTGAAATGCAGACACCACATATGGAAGGAACTGTAAAAGAAGGCAAAAGCTATCTATTTAATGATATTGATGCTCAGGTGTTATTTAATAAGTATGCTGGTACCGGAAAGATGGAGTTAGACATAAATAGAAATTTTACAAACAAAGAAATATGTCAAGCAGACCATTATATAGGCATTGATGGCAGGAGCAAGGAAAAAACTAAAAGTTTTAAAATACATCATTCCAAAAAAAGGACACATATAGTGCCTAAAAAGGAGGAATAACA